TTGCCCATCCGTCCACCGATCCATCGCGCAGTTGGTCGGCGCGAGAAGCGTGAGCGCGACCATGACTACCAGCGCAAGCGTGATCCGGTCGCCCGCGCGTTCTACCGCTCGAAGCGATGGCAGACAGAACGTGCCGCCTTCCTGCACGATCATCCGCTGTGCGCCGAGTGTGACCAACATGGCGTGATCCGCCCGGCGAGTGTCGTCGACCACATCGATCCGCATGGCGGCGATGAGGCGGTGTTCTGGGATCGCAATCGCTGGCAGGCGCTGTGCGCGTCGTGCCATGGCAAGAAGACCGCGAGCCATGACGGTGGCTTTGGCAACGCGCCGCGCTGAGGTTCATCGCAGAAAGTAAAAGTTCCAGAATTAGCGGACGACCAAAACGGGTAGCGAACTGCTTGCAACGACCTTGCTGGCTTGACTGCCCAGAAGCATTTTAGCGATCCCGCTTCGTCCATGAGACGACATTACGATAAGATTGCATCCATGGTCCGTCGCGGTTTCGAGTATTGCGTCAGCAGCTGCTGTGTTTGGAATATGAAGGGTTTCCATCGGTATGCCCATCTTTTCAGCGTCCGCTTTTACCTTTGAAAAAATCTGGTTAGCCGCTTCCCTGTTCTCGTCCTCAAAACGCTTTGCCTCTTGTGGACCGGGCTGCCACTTTCTTCCGTAGATAATGGGGAATGGATCTGTTGCTGTGATGACCGTGACTTTGCTGCCGAGAGCTTTCGCCAACGACAAGCCGTGGTCGACCCCCTTCTGCGCAAGCTCTGAGCCGTCCGTTGCGATGAGGATATGGGAATACATTAAGACCTCCGGAAAAATAGCTTGAGATAGTCACACCGTTGGCATTCGCGAACAATAGGGACAGGCGGTCGCATCGACAATAAAAAGCAGTTGATTGCGGAACGAAGCGAGCGACACGCACATGTGTCATGTGCCGCGGCTTTCTCACCGTCGCTAGAAACCAAGATCCCATAGGCGTTGCATGTGAGCCTCGCCACGCCCCCGGGGAGGTCAAATCTCTGGAGCCTTTACTCCAGGGACCGCGCGCCACCAAGAACGCATCCGTGGCCAAAATGGCGATGGGGGGGTGCGACGATAAAATGACCATTCGAATTGAAGGAATATTCCGTGCCCGCGACTGATCTTGGCCCTGCTGATCTTGGCCCTGCTGATCTTGGCCCTGCTGATCTCGGCGCTGCTGGACGCCAGCTTGCGGTCGAATACCGCCGTCTCGATGATCTGGTGCCTTATGCCCGCAACGCCCGTACCCATTCGGACGCGCAAGTCGCCGAGATTGCCGGCTCGATCCGCGAATTCGGGTTTACCAATCCAGTGCTGATTGCTGAGGACGGCACGCTGATCGCTGGCCACGGCCGGGTGTTCGCTGCACGCAAGCTCGGTATGGAAACGGTGCCTGCTATCGTCCTGACCGGACTGTGGGATACACAGCGCCGGGCGCTGGTGCTGGCCGATAACCGCATCGCCATGAATGCCGGCTGGGACGAGGAATTGCTGGCGCTGGAACTGTCCGACCTACAGGAGGCAGGCTTTGATCTCGGCCTGACCGGCTTCGGCGACGACGAGTTGCAGAACCTGCTTTACGGAAATCGCGAGGAACAGGACGGGCTGACCGAGGACGACGCCATTCCGGAGGTGCCGGCAACGCCGGTGACGCGGCGTGGTGATCTCTGGCTGTTGGGCGAACATCGTCTCCTATGTGGTGACTCCACCGATGGCGCCGACGTAACCCGCCTTATGAATGGTGAGCGGGCGGCGCTGTTTGCCACCGACCCACCCTATCTCGTCGACTATGACGGCACCAATCACCCGACCAAAAAGACCGCCTCGACGCGGGCGAAGAAGATCGCCAACAAGGACTGGTCGGAAGATTATGTCGAGCAGAAGCACTGGGATGATTCTAGCCAAGGCCCGCAATTTTACGAGGCATTCTGCAAGACAGCGATCGAACACGCCATTGCCGAGGACGTCGCCTGGTACTGCTGGCATGCCTCGCGCCGCCAGCGCATGCTGGAAACCGTCTGGGACCAGTTCGACGTTCTGCATCATCAGCAAATTATATGGGCGAAATCCCGTCCGGTGCTGACCCGTTCGGTGATGCTGTGGGCGCATGAGCCCTGCATGTTTGGTTGGGTGCGCGGCAAGAAGCCCCGCATCAACCGCGAGGGTTTTGAAAGCTGGCCGACCACGGTGTGGAACATTCCATCCTCGGAGATTGAGACCCGCGAGCACCCGACCTCGAAACCGGTGCGCGTCTTCACGCTGCCGATGCAGTTGCACACCCGTCCCGGCGACATCTGCTACGAGCCATTCTCGGGCTCGGGCTCGCAGCTGATTGCCGGCGAAAAGATCGGCCGCAGGGTCTATGGCCTCGAGCTGTCAGAAGCTTTCTGCGATGTCGTCGTCAAACGCTGGCAGGAATTTACAGACAAGGCGGCAACACTGGATGGCGACGGCCGAAGCTTTGACGAGATCGCCGCCGAGCGCGTGCCCGATGCCTGGGACGCAGCCAAGGATATTGCTGCGGCATGAAGCAATCGCGCACCATGTCGCTGGTGGAGTCGCTGACCAACGTCGCCGTCGGCTATGGCATCGCGGTGTTCGCGCAGATCCTGGTGTTTCCGTTGTTCGGATTGTCGACCACGCTCGCCGAGAACATGGCGATGGGCGCCATCTTCACCGTGGTGTCGATCGCGCGGTCGTTCACGCTGCGTCGCTTCTTCGAGGCGGTGCTTATTCGTGTTGACGGCACTGGATAGTTGAATGGAGTTTTGACATGGCCGGCCGCAAGCCGCTGCCAACGCATCTGAAACTGGTGAAAGGCACAGCCCGACCGCACCGCATGAACAAGGCCGAGCCAAAGCCCGTGGTGGCGGTGCCGGATCCGCCCCATCATCTCGATGCGGGAGCCAGCGCCAAGTTTACGGAAATGGCGGCATTGCTCGCGCGACACGGCGTGATGACCGAGCTCGATACCGGTGCACTTGCCCGTTATGTCGTGATCTGGCGGCGTTGGCTCGAGGCGGAAGAAGAAGTCAAACGCCGCGGCCCTGTGGTGAAGACGTCCAACGACAACATTATCCAGAACCCATTTTTGGCGGTCGCCAACAAGTGCTTGGCGCAGATGCACCAGATCGAGGGCGAGTTCGGGCTGACACCATCGAGCCGCTCGCGCATTCGCGTGGCGGAACCGGCTGAAAACATTGATCCATTCGAGGACTTTTTAACCCGTGGCCGCAAGAAATAGATCGAGATCTAGCAGGAATGCCTGCTCGGTCACGGCCTATGCCCGCGCTGTCATCAGCGGCAAGATTGTCGCCGGTCATCTGGTGAAACTGGCCTGCGAACGGCATCTCGCTGATCTGAAAGCTGGTAGCAAACGTAGCCTTGTCTGGGATGTCGACGCGGCACGGCATGCAATCGACTTCTTCGGTCATCTGCGCCACTCGACCGGCGAATGGGCCGGTGAACCATTCGTGCTGCAGGATTGGCAGCAGTTTGTCGTCGGCTCGCTCTATGGCTGGAAACGCAAGAATGGTCTGCGCCGCTTTCGCACCGCCTATGTCGAGGTGGCGCGCAAGAATGGCAAATCGGTGCTGCTCGCCGGCACGGCGCTTTATGCACTGATTGCCGATGGCGAGCCAGGATCGCATGTCTATTCCGCGGCCACGACCCGCGATCAGGCCCGCATTGTCTTTGGTGAGGCCGAGCGCATGGTGGCGGCCAGTTCGGCACTGCTATCGAGGATCACGCGGACGGTGAACAATCTTGCGGTACTGCCGACCTCGTCCTGGTTCCGGCCGCTATCAGCCGATGCCACCAAGATGGATGGGCTCAATATTCATTTTGCCGCCGTCGATGAAGTCCACGAACATTCGGGTCCCGAGATCATACAGAAACTGAACACGGCAACCGGCGCGCGCCGCCAGTCCCTGATTTTTGAAATCACCACGGCGGGCTATGATCGTCATTCCGTCTGTCGCCAGCATCACGAATTCTCGGTCAAAGCACTGGAAGGCACCGTGCCGACAGAGTCGTCCGATAGCTGGTTTGGCTATATCGCCACCATCGACGAGGGCGACGACTGGACCGATCCAGAAGTCTGGGTGAAGGCCAATCCGAGCCTTGGCGTCACCGTCAAGGTTGACGATCTCAAACGTCAAATTGACGAGGCGAAAGAAATGCCAGCGCAGCAGAACGCGATCCGGCGTCTGCGCCTCAATGAATGGACCGAACAGGTCACGCGCTGGCTGGACATGGCGGTCTGGGAGCAAGGCGGCCTGCCTGCCAACACCGATTGGCGTATCGTCAAACATGATCTCGACGATATGGAGCAGAAGCTGCAGTGTCGCGAATGCTATGGCGGGCTCGACCTCGCTCGCGTCAACGATCTGTCGGCCTTCGTGCTCGCCTTCCCGCCGACACTGGACGACGATCTCGGGGCGCTTGCCAACAAGTGGATTGTCACCTGCCGCTTCTGGATCCCCGAGGATGACATTCTCCGTCGCGTGCGGCGTGACCGCGTGCCCTATGATGTCTGGCGTGACCAGGGATTTCTCACGGCGACGCCCGGCAATGCCACCGACTTTGCCTTCGTGGAAAAGGAAATCATCGAGCTGGCGTCACGCTATGACATGCGTGAGCTCTCCTATGACCGCACCTTCGCCGGCGAGATCGTCCAGCATCTGCAGGATGAGGGTCTGAACCTGGTCCAATTCGGGCAAGGCTTTTTAAGCATGGCCGCACCCACCGCGGAACTGGAGCGGCTGTCGGTCTCGCGATCCCTCTGGCATGGCGGCCATCCGGTGCTGCGGTGGAACGCGTCCAACGTTGCCGTGCGCCATGATCCGGCTGGCAACATCAAGCCGGACAAGGAACGCTCGAAAGAACGCATCGACGGCATTGTCGCCATCTGCAACGCGCTTGGTCGGGCGCTGGCCCGAGACGTCAATGCCGGTCGCTCGGTCTACGAGCACCGCGGCATTCTGATGCTGTAGCGCCGACTGCATAGAAGAAGAGAATAGATGGCATTCTGGTCGAACTGGTTCGGCGGTCCTAAACCGCCGGCCGCCTCTCCGCGCGCGTCGTTCCAGGATGCGGGTGGCGGCCTGGTCATCACCACGGCGCAGCAGCTGGAAGAGGCGCTGCGGTCGGGATCGCTGACGGCGTCGGGCGCCGCGGTGACGCCGAACAGCGCCATGCGTGTGGCGGCCGTCTATGCCTGTGTGCGGATCATCTCCGGCGCGGTCGCGACCTTGCCCTTGCACGTCAAGCGCCGCGTCGACGAGCGCACCCGGCAAGACGCCTCCGATACGCCGCTTTGGGTGGTTCTGCGGAGGAAGCCCAATCGCTGGCAGACACCCTCGCAGTTCCGTCGCATGCTGCAGGCGCATCTGCTTTTGCGCGGCAATGCCTTTGCGATGATCGTGCGCTCGCGGGGATTGGTCCAGGAACTGATCCCGCTGCATCCGGATCGGGTCGAGGTGAAGCAGACCGACGATCTGGTGCTGGAATATCGCTACACCCGCCAGGATGGCCGGCGCATCAAATTGGCTCAGACAGAAGTCTTTCACCTGGTCGGCCTGACGCTCGATGGCGTGCATGGGGTGTCGGCGATTGCCTATGCCCGTGAAACCATCGGGCTGTCGCTCGCCATGGAAGACCACGGCGCCACCACATTCCGCAATGGGGCCCGTGTCAGCGGGGTGTTGAAGCATCCGAACAAACTCGGGCCGGAGGCGGTCGCTCGTCTCAAGGCGGGGCTAGAAGAATTCCGCGCCGGCGGTGAGCAGGAGGGCAAGAATCTCATTCTCGAAGAGGGCATGGATTATGCCCGCATCGCCATGACGGCTGAGGATGCGCAATGGCTGGAGGCCCGCAAGTTCAGCCGCACCGACATTGCCATGTTCTTCGGTGTGCCACCGCACATGATCGGCGATACGGAAAAATCGACCAGCTGGGGCACCGGCATCGAGCAGCAGTCGATCGGCTTCGTCGCCTATACGCTCGAAGACCATCTGACCATGTGGGAAGAGGCGATAAACCGCGACCTGATCGGCCCAGAGGGAAAACCCGACGACAAGCTTTATGCCCGCTTCAACCGGGCTGCCCTGGTCAAGGGCGACATCAAGGCGCGCTGGGAGGCCTACGTCAAAGGCCTGCAATGGGGCGTCTACAGCCCCAACGAAATCCGTGCGCTCGAAGACCAGAACCCGCGCGAGGGCGGCGACGTCTTCTATCCGCCGCCCAACACAGCGGGAACGCCGGCAGATGGGGATCGTGATCGCCATGCGAATGATGGCGACAACGATGGTGACATTGACCCCAATGATGAGGACGTAAGCAGATGAGCCTTCTGGATAGTTTGAAACTGGCCGCGACGATGGTGGTCATGGGTGTTGTCAGCGTTGCGGTCATCAACCCCGCTTTCCACTTCGGCACATTCATCGCCGGCATCACGCTTGGCGGATACTTTTTCCTGTTGGCGCTGGAGAACGTTCGATGAGCCTTCGCAAATTGCCCGAGGCACGAACGTTCCCTCGGCCGCAGAACTACCAGTGGGATGCGCCGTCCGACGTCCTGACGAAATGGGCCGACCACCCGCTTGCCGCTGCAACTGGTGCCGATGCCGACACCACCATCTCCATCCTCGACATCATTGGCGAGGATTATTGGTCAGGCACCGGCGTCACGGCAAACCGTATCTCGGCTGCACTGCGCTCGATCGGCAACCAGGACATCGTGGTCCGGATCAATTCGCCGGGTGGCGACATGTTCGAGGGGATTGCGATCTACAATCTCCTGCGGGCGCACCCAGCGAAAGTCACCGTCGAAGTTCTGGGCTGGGCGGCATCTGCTGCCTCCATCATCGCCATGGCCGGTGATGAAATCCGCATGGGGCTTGGCTCTTTCATGATGGTCCACAATGCCTGGGGTATGGTGATCGGCAATCGCCACGACATGCGGGAAGCTGCCATCCTGTTCGACCAGTTTGATGCCGCAATCGCCGACATCTATCAGGCCCGCACAGGCATGAAGCGTGCCGAGATCCAACGGCTGATGGACGCGGAGACCTTCATGGCTCCGGCGCAGGCCGTCGAATACGGCTTTGCCGATGCCGTCGACGATTCCGAAATCCAGGCAAAGGCCAATGCGTCCGCGCAGGTCCGCCCCGAAATCCGTGCCAAGCGCCGCATCGATGCTGCCCTTGCGCAACAAGGCATCTCCCGCTCAGAGCGGCGCAAGATGTTTTATCAGATCGCCGGCACGCACGACGCTGCCGACACCGCCATGCAGGACGCTGGCATTCCAACGGCCGCGATGCAGCGGCTCATCCAAACCATCCGCTCGTAGGAGAACACCATGAGCATTCATCTGAACCCGCGTGCGCGCGGGATTGTTGGCGTTCGCGCTGATTCCGGCAACGCCACAAAGATTCTGGCGGAACTCCAGAAGACCTTCGAGGACTTCAAGCTTGAGCGCGACAAGGAACTGGCCGACATCAGGGCCGGCATGGCCGATGTGGTGCAGACCGAAAAGGTCGACCGCATCAATGCCGAGTTGACCAGGTTGACCAAGGATATCGACGCAGTGAATGCGACGATGGCCGCGATCAAGGTTGGCGGCACCGGTAGTGCCGAAGACCCGGACAAGCGCGAACATGCAGTAGCCTTCGACCGCTTCTTCCGCCGTGGCGTCGATGCTGGTCTGCGTGACCTCGAGGTGAAAGCAAAACTCACCACGCAGTCCGATCCCGATGGCGGCTATCTGGTGCCAGCAGAAATGGAAGCGGGCATCGACCGTGTTCTCGGCACGGTGTCCACGATCCGCTTACTGGCCCGAACCATCTCGATCTCGACCAATACCTACAAGAAGCTGGTCAATATGGCTGGTGCGACGTCGGGCTGGGTTGGCGAGGAACAGGATCGTCCTGGCACGGCAACGCCGACCTTGCGCGAGATCGCCATCAATACCGGCGAAATCTACGCCATGCCTGGAGCCACGCAGACCTCACTCGACGATGCCCGCATCGACCTTGCCGCATGGCTGGCCGATGAGGTGTCGATCGAGTTCGCCGAGCAGGAGGGCGCGGCCTTTGCCAATGGCGATGGCATCAACAAACCGCGTGGTATCCTGGCTTACGACAAGGTGGCGAATGCTTCCTATGCATGGGGCAGGATCGGATTCGTCTCCTCCGGCAAGGCGGATGGATTTGTTGCCGCCACGGCCACGGCCAGCCCGGCTGATGCGCTGATCGACCTCTATTATGCGCTCAAGTCCGGCTACCGGAACGGCGCGTCATGGCTGATGTCGGATGCGACCATGAACACGGTTCGCAAGTTCAAGGACGCAGAAGGCGCTTACATCTGGGCGCCACCTTCGGGGGCGGCTGAAGTGGCCACCATCCTCGGCAAGCCGGTTTATAACGACGACAACATGCCGGCGGTGGCGGCGAGTGAGTTCCCGATCGCCTTCGGGGATTTTAGCCGCTCCTACCTGATCGTCGACCGCATCGGCATCCGGGTCTTGCGCGATCCGTTCACCTCCAAGCCCAACGTGCTGTTTTACACGACCAAGCGCGTCGGCGGCGGCATGGTGAACTTCGAAGCCCTCAAGCTGCTGAAGATCAGCACCTGATCATCGTGACGGGCGGCCATCATCCTGAGCCCTGAGCTTGTCGAAGGGTCGAAGGACGGTCGCCCGCCTCTTCACCAATCCCATTTATCGAAAGGACTTCAGTCATGAAGGACGGTATCTCCGGCCTCGGCCTCGTCGCATCGCTCGTTCCCGCCGTGGTCACCGCCACCACCAAGGGCAGCCATGCCGATTTGCAGAGCTTCAATTCCGCGACCCTGATCATCAATACCGGCGCGATTGCCGGCGATGGCCTCTTCGTCGTCGCCCTGCAGGAAAGCGACACGACCACAGATGGCGATTTCGTCGATGTGGCGGTCGGCGAACTGCTCGGATCCCTGCCGGCAGCGCTCGAGGCCAGCACGGTCTACAAGCAGGGCTACAAGGGTTCGAAACGCTACATCCGCGCTGTCATCACGAAAACCTCTGGCACGTCGATCGCCGCCGGTGCGGTTTTTGTCCTCGGCCATCCACACGACGCACCGGTCGCCTGATCGGCCAGGGCGGCCAGACGGTCGATGCTCCGACATTCTGACCGCCCCGTTCATCAACCTATTGGAAGACAGCCATGCTCGCTCCCGTCCGCACGGTTGCGCCCGCGTCCATGCCGGTGTCACTGGCCGAGGCCAAAGCCCATCTGCGCGTTGATCATGATGACCAGGACGATCTGATTACTGCCCAGATCAAGGCGGCAACGGCTTGGTTCGACGGCTATTCCGGCATTCTCGGCCGGGCGCTGATCACCCAGACTTGGCAGCAGGATTTTGCCGCCTTTGCCGATCGTTTGCCTTTGCCAGTATCCCCGGTGATCGCGATCGCCAGCATCAGCTACTTCGATATTGGCAATGTGCAGCAGACATTGGACGCCGGCGTCTATAATCTGATTACCGAGGCGCGCGGTGCCTACGTTGCGCTGCAGCCGCAGCAATCCTGGCCAGCCACCTTTAGCCGAACCGATGCCGTTTCCATCACCTTCACCGCCGGCTTTGGTGCCGCGACAGATGTGCCTGAACCCATCCGGCAGGCCATCGTGCTCATCGTCCAGCGGCTCTTCGACGGCGCCGACACCGAGATCGACATCGCCATCGACCGCGTCGTGCATGCCCTGATGGCGCCCTATCGGATGCGGCCACTTTGATGACCAGGATCACCGCCAGTGATTTGCGCGACCGTGTCAGTCTGGAAAAGCAGGAAGAAGTTGACGACGGCTATGGCGGCGTCACCGGTCAATGGGTCGTCCAGTTCGAGCGCGACGCCTGTATTCTCCTCTCGAAAGGTGGCGAGACCGTCATCGCTTCTCGCTTGCAAAGCGTCCAACCGGCGCTGATCATCGTGCGCTACGATGCCGATACCGCCACCATCACCGCCGCCTGGCGGCTGATCGAGACCCGTTCCGGCACAACATACAATATCCGCACCTCGGCCGACATGGAGCGGCGTGGCCGCTTCATCACCATGCTGTGCGAGGCCGGAGCGCCAACGTGAGTGCTCTGCCCGGCATTCCCTTCCCTCTGCGCGGTTGACGCGCCGGCCGGGCGGATGTGGCGGAAGCCTAGCGCGGAACACCGACAGGAAGAAAAACCATGGACCGTTCGCGTTTCTACGCGGCGCTGCGGCGTCGTGATTCCGGCATCTTTGGAACATCTCTCACGCAAACGCAGGTGGATCGGCTGGAAGCGATCCTGACGCGGCTCGACGCAAAGCGCATCGAACCGGCGCAGGCCGCCTACATCCTCGCCACCGCCTATCATGAAAGCGACCGCTTCCGCACCATGGAGGAATTTGCCTCGGGCGCGGCCTATGAGGGGCGCGCCACGCTGGGCAACATGCAGCCGGGCGACGGCAAGCGGTTCAAGGGACGCGGCTTCGTCCAGATCACCGGCCGGCGCAACTATACCGATTGGGCCAATCGCCTCGGCGTTGATCTGGTCGGCAACCCGGCACTCGCCGCCCGGCTCGACCATGCCGTCACCATTCTGATCGACGGCATGATGCTCGGCACATTCACCGGCAGGAAGCTGCCGGATTACGTGACGGGTGCGAAGAGGGACTATGTCGGCGCGCGACGGGTGGTGAATGGGACGGATCGGGCCAAGCTGATCGCCAACCATGCGCGCGCGTTCGAGAAGGCGCTGGCTGGTGCCGGCTACGATGCCGCCGCGTCGCGGTCGCCGACTACGCCGAAACTACTGCCCGAGCCTGCACCCATCGACATCGCGCCCGGCGCCGGAAGGCGCGACCTGCCGGCCGCCGCGATCCTGGCCCTCATCGTCCTGCTGCTGGTTGCAGTTACAGCGTCCATTCTCGGAGGTTAACATGAGCGCGCTTGCATCCATCCTACTCACGGCGGCCGGCGAGCTTGCCGTGCCGGTCATCAGGAAGCTCCTCAACGAGAGTATCGGTAACGCGGGCGGTGATATCACCGGCAAGGTGATCGACATCATCGCCGCAAAGGCCGGCGTCACGCCCGACAGATTGCCAGACGTGCCAGCCCCCGATCTGCAAGATGCCATCGTCGCCGCAGAGCCGGAAGCCGCCGACATCCTCATAAAACATGTCGAAAGCCAGCGCCTGATCAACGAAGCGGTGAAAGCCGAACTCGACAAGGGCGGGCCAACTTGGACCTGGGGCTGGCGGCCCGGATGGATGTGGCTGCTCGCCTTCGTGTGGCTCTACGCGTTGATCCTGCGCCCGCTGGCCAATGCGGCATTCGGCGCTGCAATCGAGGCTGTCGATCTGACCATCCTAATGACGCTAACCGGCGTGTTCACCGGCCTCTACATGGGCGGCCACACCGCCAAGAGCATCATATCCGGATTGCGGAGGCACCCCTATGACTGAACCTGCACCGAAACGCTTCGATGACATCCCCGAGGAAACGAAGGCCTTCCTGCTTGCCCTGCGCCCCGACGAGGTGAAGACCCTGGACGATGGCATTCGCCTGGTCCGTTCGATCAGCACCGTCTCCGCATTCGTCAAATGGCTCATCGTCGGCATCCTCGGCATTGCCGTCGGCATCGCCATGTTTGGCGAGAGCATCGCCAACATCGTGAAGTGGTTCCAGACGTCAGGATGATCGAGATCCGGAGAAAGGCAGCCACCATGGGCAATTGCACGCGATTACCCGGGTGAATATCCATCCGCAGAAGTCTTGTTCTCGACCTGCGAGCTGAGCTTCAAAAGTTGCCCACGGATAGCTCCGCTGTCGGCTGTGAGATCTACTGTAGCGAACCGAATGACATGCCCGTGCAGCGAGATGGATTCGTCGATCATTTCGCCGATGGCCGGATGCAGCAACAAGCCCTCGGCCTTTTCGGCCAACGAATCACCGCGTCCTGTCTGCGAACGTATGTACGCGTAAATCTGGTAAAGGTACCCGCTGCGCAGAGTCGCCTCACGGCGCCAGCCTGCCGTCAGGATGCCGGTGAACTTAGTATCGATCACGATCCGGCGGCCGGCCCGCCCATCGTCTAACACGATATCAGTCTGCATCCCGGGCAGGATGTCCCGCGCACCCTCACTCCACCAATCAAGCGGCCAGTCGAGGAAGCTACCCGTCCGCACGTGCCAGCGCTCCGGTTGCAGCACCGTGCGGTAGAAGCCACCGACGGCGCGCTCAAATAGCCGCCGCGCCCATTGTTCCTCCCGGTCCGGCATCGGCAAGGCCCTCAGTCCCGCCCGCTCGGTGGGCAGAACGAGGTCCATCGCAAGCATTGCCGCTGCTAGCATCTCGCTATCAGTCGCGTCGTGACGGCCGATGCAGTCGGCACTGAGCTCGGCGCGCGATGGCATAACCCCTGCCACTCCAAGCGCCTGCATGTCCGCCGCCAGCCGCCGGCAGCGATGACGGAGTTCGGGGCGCGTGACCAGCCGCGCCACGGCGTCGAGCGCGCCGCGGACGTAGCGGTTGCGCGGTGTGTCGACGCTGAGCTCGACGAAGCGGCACGCCACAGCGCCGCGCGCGAGCAACTGTCGGCGCTCCGTACGCAGGACGTCGATCCGCCCTCGGACCCGTGACAGGTCGGCGCTGCGCGTCCGATAACCAAGGCTCAGCTGTCGGCGTTGGCGCTCGTCGACCGCCTGCGCCAGCAGCTCGGCGACGAGATCGGCGATCTCGTCCGGGTTGCGCTCGACGTCGACGCGTGTGGGCCCGGCCTTCCGGAATAAGTCCGAGGCGTAGAGCATCAGGAGCCAAATGTTGCGCACCGGGATGCGGCCGATGAAACCCGCCGCAGCGGTCTCGCTAGCGGCTCCGGCGTCGCCAATCACCAT